CATCAATTTTAACATACCTTTTCTTGATATTTCTGCCTTTGACATCATTTTGGTGTTTAGAACTATTGTTCATATAATACAATATACAATCATAAAAGTAGCATTTGATATTTCTACAGATGAAGCAGGGACATTTTTAGCGAAAACAAAAGAGCAATTAAATTTATCTAAAGATGAATTATTCTCTTATATGGATACACTAAATATGTTGTCTAACAACTACTCAGTTACTGCTGCACAACTAGCTGATGTATCTGCTAGAACTGGTGGATTTGCTAAGTCTATAAACTTATCTAAAGAATCTAATATGGCATTTGCTACATCTCTTATTTCTACAGGAGTAACTGCAGAACAAACAAGTACAGTTTTAGGGAAATTGTATTCTGAGTTATCACAAGGAGCTAATACTAAGGCTAAAACATCAGCATTAGAATATTTAGGATTGGATGCTAAAAGCATTAATAAAGAAATGGCAATTGATGCAGAAGGTACAATTCTGAAAGTTTTAGAAAAAATTAAAAATGCTAATGTTGCTGATAAATCTGCTCTAATTAGTGATATTTTTGGGAGTGATAAATCTGTAATTAACGGATTGTCTGTATTATCTGAAAATTTAGATGGAGTTAAAGAAAAACTAGACAAAGCAAAACAAGCTGTATCTGAAAATGAAAGAGTTAATGGAGAGTATGAAGACAGAATAAACACTTTATCTAATCAATTAAAGATGTTTAGGAATAATGCTTTCAATGCTCTTGCAGATATTGGAAAGAGCATAGCTCCTGAACTTAAAGAAACTTTAAATACTTTAAAAGAATTTGCAGGAAAGATAGCTAATTTCATAAAAGAAAATCCTAAGCTAGTAGCTTTTATAGTTAAGATGATTGCTGGATTTGCAGCTATGAATTTGGGAATGGGTGTTGCTAACAAAATATTGTTAGGTCCATTTGCAAAAGGTGTTGGCTGGTTGTATAAATTCGGGGCATTTAAAAGTAAAGGTGGACTTTTGTTTGCATTAAAAAGAATGTTTCCTCTGGCTTCAAAACTATTTGGAACGTTTATGAAGATTGGAAAATTCTTAGGTGGGAAATTCATAACTGTTATAAAAATGGTAGGTACCGCTTTAAGAATAGCTCTTACAGCAAATCCAATAGGACTTATTATAGCTGCAATTGTAGCTGTTATTGCTATATTTGTGGTTTTATATAAGAAGGTAGAATGGTTTAGAGATGGAGTAAAGAAAATTTTTGAAGGGATAAAAACATATTTTAGTGGAGTATGGGATATAATCAAAGGAATTTTTACTGGTAATTTTGATTTAATAAAGCAAGGATTTCAAAAAATGGTGGATGGTCTTAAAAAAATATGGGAAGGCTTTACTAAAATCCTATCAAATACATGGAAAAAAGTAAAAAGTTGGTTTGGTTTTGGTAATGATGAAGAAACATTTGAAGAAAGACTTGCAAGAGCAAAAAAACAAGCAGCCATTGCGAGAGCAGCTAAAACAGGTATACAAGAAAATTGGTCTGGAACAAATTATTTTGGTGGAGGGCTTACAACTCTTGCTGAAAGAGGGACTGAACTTGTGGAAATGAATAACAGTTCTTTTTTAGTAAATTCACAAACATTAGCTAATTTACCAAAAGGAGCTAGAATTCTTAATAATTCTCAAACAAGAAAATCTTTATCTTTAAGAGTATCATCTCTAAAAGAAAGAATAAAAAATATCTCTAATAGTAATTCAAAAACTATTATAGGTGGAGATACCATAACTATAAATGTCAACGGGGGCTCAGGAAGTCCTGCTGACATTAAAAGAGCAGTTAAAAGAGTGATTGAAGAAATGCAAAGTAAGAAGAGAAGGACGGCGATAGTATGAAAAAAGTAAAAGTGTATAGAACTATTAGTGGGGATACTTGGGACTTAATAAGTTATAAATTGTTTGGTTCTGAGCAATATTTTCATCAGCTTATGAGAGCTAATCTTAATTTATTATCTATTGCTGTCTTTGATTCTAATGTACCTATTATAGTTCCAGAAATAGATGTTAGTAATAACAATGTTGACAAATCTAAATTACCACCTTGGAAAAGATAAAAATGTAATAATATTGATTTTATAAAATATTTATAGTACAATAGGTATTATAATTTTATTAGGGGGTATCTATATGGTAGATTATTTTGGAATAGCTAATGGCGAAGAAGAAACAGTAGAATTGAAAGAAAATGTTAAGGTTAAAGTTAAAGAATCTGACATGATTTTTGAAGGTGTAAGTGGGAAAATATCTAATTTTAAGGTAATAAAAAAGATAAGGAATACTGTATACATCCTTCACTTTTCTACTAATTCAGATATTATAGGAGTGTATACTTATGAAGGGTATGAAGTAGAAGCTTAGAACAAGAAAAAGTTAAACTATAGAGCAGTATAAAAGCTGCTCTTTTTTATTGCTAAAAAGGAGGTCGATTGAAATGGGATAGCTAGAAATATAAAAATAATAGTCTTTTATGAAGGTGTAAATATAACAGAAGAAATTCAACCTAGCATTTCATCCTTAACTTATACTGATAATTCTAAGAATGCTATCGATGATTTGGAATTAGATATTGAAAACTTAGATTATAGATGGCTTAATGAATGGTATCCAGATGAAAATGCAAGGCTTTTGGTTGGAATAGTTCAAACTGAAAATGGTAAGCCTAGATTTTTGGATTTAGGTTCTTTTTATGTCGATGAGCCTACTTTTAGTAATCAAAGATTATCATTAAAATGTTTAGCTTTACCACTAGACCAAACAATTAGAGAACAAGTAAATAGTGTAGCTTGGGAAAAAATAACTCTTAAAGAATTAATATCAAAAATAGCTACAAAACATGAGTTGAATTATGAGCTGCATTGTGATGATATATTTTTTGATAGACTGGATCAGGATAGAGAAACAGATCTTGGTTTTTTAAATAGAGTGCTATCTGAAACAGCTCTAAGTTTAAAAGTCACTGATGATAAAATCGTAGTCTTTTATGATGATGACTTAATTAAAGCAGAAAATATAGATACTTTTAACATTAAAGACCCTAGGATTAAAAGTTTTACATTAAAAAAGAAAAATCAAGGTGTCTATGACAAGGTAGAGGTTAGTTATTATGATGCTGATAAAAAAGAACATATAGTGGAAACTATAACAAGAGAAGAGTTAGAAAAAAGAAATGAGGTAACTTATGCTTGATGATGGTGGAGGATATTTAGAATTCAGAAAGAAAGCTACAAAGAAAAGGACTAAGAAAAAGAAAACTAAAAAAATAAAAACAAAAGGAAAATCACAGGCAAAAAAGGTAGCTGAGAAAACTTTAAAAGATAGTTTAAAGCAAGAGTATTCTATAAACTTAACTGTTGATGGAGATGTTATGTACTGTGCTGGTTGCATTATAGAGCTAGATGACAGCTTTGGTAGATTTGCAGGAAGATACATTATAGATAAAGTTACTCACAATGTTAGTGGAGACTATTCTTGTGATATTGAAGCCTTTAAAGTTGGAGCTAGACAAAATGCAGAAGAAAAAGCAAAAGCTATTGATAAAGCTAAAAGAGATAAGAAGGAAAAAGAGAAAGAAGCTAGGAAGAAAGCAAGAAAAAAAGAAAGAGAAAAAAGAAAAGCTAAGAAAAAATAAAACTAATGGTAGTAGAGGTGGAGGGGGTGTATTTTAAAAATGCAGGATATTTTGAAACAAGGAGAAATTAACTCTATTGATGTTAAGAATGGAAAAGCAAGGGTTATATTCCCTGATAGAGATAATAAAATAAGTGATTGGTTAAATATATTAGTACCATTTTCTGAATCACATTCTGATAATTATAATCTTGCTATTGGACAAACAGTTATAGTTTTATCATTACCAGATATGATGGAGCAGGGTTATATCTTGGGTTGTCCTATGAGAAAATCTACTATAACGGAAGGTGAAGTAAAAAGGACATTCTCAGATGGTGGATTCTATTCTTACAAAGATGGAGTTTTGACATTATCCCCAATAAGTAAAGTAGTAATTACGGCTGATGTTGAGTTAAAAAAGACTTTAACAGTTGATGGAGATTGCACTTTTAAATCTAATACTGAAACTAAGGGAACCGCTAAATTAGATGGTATTAATCTTAATAAACATACTCATAAAGGTGTTAAAGCTGGCGGAGATAATACAGGAGGCCCATCATGATAGGAAGTTTAGGAGATATTGTATTTTATACTAGTGATTTAAATGTATTTTCTTTAAAAAAGGAATTATCTAGGAGTAGAAAAGCTAAAATTACTCAGCATGAGCCTATTTATGGTATAGGAAAAATAAGGCAACAAGGTAGAGAATTAATGGAGGTTAGTTTATCTATCGAGCTTATTTCAGGATTAACAAAATTTCCTAGTAAACATTTACAAATGTTAAAAGATTTTATGGAATTAGGGAAATTTGCACCTTTGATAATAGGGTTTAATATTATAGGTGAGTTTCCTTTTTTAATTACAGGGATAGAAGAAACTTTATCGCATTTTAATGTAGTAACAGGAGAATTTGATTTTATAAATCTTGATATAACTTTACTTGAATATGTAGATGACCCTTTACAGTATCAAAAGAAGATAGAATACAAACAATCAGTAAAAACATTTTTAGGAATTGAGTATGAAGATACTGTTAAAAAGTTACAAAAGAAGGTGTTTAAATGATTTATGTAATTAATTCAAAAGATGAAATAAACTACAATCCAAAAAATGATATAGAAGATGTAGTAAGAAACGTACATATGATTTTAAGAGTTACAAAAGAAGAGCAGCCTCTTATGAGAGAATTTTCAATGGATAGTGATATGGTTGATAAGAATATACCTGTTATTAAAAATAAATTGATAGGTTTATTAATGACTAATTTAAAAAAATATGAGCCAAGAGCATTATTAAATAATTTAGATTTAAAGTTAGAAAATAATGACCTAGAAGTAACATTAGAAATAGAGGTGATGGTATGAATGAAGATACTTACGAAATTATAGGATCCAATGCAGAAGAACTAAGGGAACAAATGCAAGATAAGTTTCAAGAACTAAGTGGAAGAGAAATATCAAAATTCTCTCCTGAGGGACTTATATTTGCAAGTGTTGCCTATTTAATTGCTATGAGAGAAGAAAACTATAATGATAATTTAAAACAAAATTATTTAAAGTACGCAAGAGACAACAGATTGGACTTACTGGGTGATAGATATGGAAATAGAGGACTAAGATTAGATGAACAATATGCAAAAGCTACATTTAGATTTCATATTATTTCTCCAAAGCAAAAAAAAATAGTTATACCAAAAGGCAGTTTAATTAGATATAATGAGCTTTACTTTGAAACTAATGAGGAATATTCAATAGCAGAAAATACTTTATACATTGATGGGATTGCAACTTGTAAAACAGCGGGAACTATTGGAAACAATATTCCTATTGGACATATTAATACAATGGTAGACTTGTATCCATATTTCTCAAAAGTTGAAAATATCACTATATCAAATGGAGGTACTGACTTAGAAGAAGATGAAGATTACAGAGAAAGATTAAGACTTGTTCCAGATTCATTTTCTGTTGCTGGTTCTGAAGGGGCTTATATTTTTTGGACATTGTCAACATCTCCTGAAATTATAGATGTGACGGTTAAAAGTCCTAATCCTTGCGAGGTTGATATTTATGTGTTAACGAAAGATGGAGTACCAACACAAGAAATGAAAAACCAGATTTTAAAAGTGGTAAATTCAGATGAAATAAGACCGTTGACAGATAAAGTTACAATAAAAAGCCCAGATATTATAGATTATAATGTTGAGTTTGATTATTATATAAATAAAACTGATGAAATAAATATTAACTCTATAAAATCAAAAGTTCAAAATATTGTTAATGAATATGTAGAATGGCAAAAAAATAAGTTAGGTAGAGATATTATTCCAGATGAGTTAATCAAAAGATTGAAACTTATTGGAGTAAAAAGAACTGTTATTACATCTCCAACATACAAAAAATTAGAGCCACATCAATTTGCTAAGTGTGGAAGCATAGTAATTAATTATCTAGGAGTTGAAGATATATGATATTAATTGATGAGTTAAAATTAACTGATATTGCTGCTATATCTACTCTTGATGATATTACTACTAAGTATATTTATGAGGCTATTGATTATGTGTTACAAAAAAGGAATTCTAATGCGAATATTGAGTTAAAAAAACTAGAAATAATAGATTTAATGAATGAACAAGAAATAAATCTATTACTGTGGGAGTATTCTATTTATCCAAAGAAAGCAAATCTTGAAGAAAAGAAAAAAATGGTTAAAATGGCTATTTTTTCAAAAATAAATATGGGTACTACAAAAGTTTTGAAAGATGTATGTGGATTGCTTTATAAAGGGTTTGATGTGAAAGAATGGACTGAATATAATGGAAAACCTGGAACATTTAGAATTTATACAGATAAAAAAATTACAGACTCTAATGAATATAGAGAATTAATTGAAAATATAAATGCTAATAAAAATGTTAGAAGTCATTTAGATTATATAGAGCTAAAACAGTCAAACAGCTCTAAGTATTTTATAAAAGGTTATAAAGAAATAACTTTAATAACAACTAAGGAAAATAAGAAAAAAGATTTTAGCATAGAAAATATAATTTTTATAAAGGGTTATAAAGAAATAATAGGAGGTATAACTAAATGAAATTCAATGGAATAACAAAAAAAGGTAGAGAATACTTGGCTAAAATTCAAGCAGAAAACAAACCGGTTAATTTTTCTAAAATAAAAATTGGAGATGGTAGGCTTGATGATTATGATAATCCTGCTGAGCTTGAATCATTAGTAAATCAAAAAGTTGAAAAAGGCATTTTATCTCTTAAACAGGAAAGTGATACAGTCATTTTAACTACTAATATAGATAATGTTAGTTTAAATGCTGGATATTATCCAAGAGAAATAGGTGTATTTGTCAGCGATAATGGGCAAGAAATAATGTATTATTACATGAACGATGGAGATGAAACTTCGTGGATTCCACCAGAAACAGACGGGCCTTTTAAAATAGAATTAAAATTAAATTTAATAGCATCTAATGCTAAATCTATAACAGTACCAAATTCAGGAAAGGATTTATACATAACAAAAGAGTACCTAGAAGAAAATTATACTAAGAATGGTGGATATAAAGGAACAGCACAAGATATTGAAGATAGAGTTGTTGCCGCAGTAGGCAAAGAAGATGGAAAATTCCCATTATTAGAGGCAGTAAAAGGAAATGTGTATTATTTCACAGGAAACAAGAAATTTTATATTTGTAAAGAAACACAAAATAGAAGAGTGAGTGTTCCAGATGGAAATTTTGAAGAATTATCTATATGGGAAAATCGTAAGAGATTGGAAAATTTAGTCACTTCTTATAATTTAAAAGAATGGAATATTATTGAGTTTCCAAGCAAAAAAATCATTTTATCGCTAAGAAAGAATGTTGACTACAATGAAAATCCTTACAAATTTAATCTACCTTTAAAAATAACGAATGGCGTAATTTTAGCAAGTTCAGAAGATATAGATAATCAATTTGTTTTTACCTCAACAATATCGAATAATGAGATAATTATAAAAAGATGGCCAAATATTATAGGACATGGGCATAGTGTTGTAGATATTCTTATCATAGGAGATAAGTTAAGTTAACCTTAACCTATTCCATTGTGTAAAAGTAGAATTAGCCCCAATTATAGCTCTGTAAAAAATAAGCCCCTTGAAGCTATATAAAATTTGTTGACAATAATTATTAAGATCTTTTAATGCCATAACTTTCAAATAAAAAGCTCTCCCATTATTATTATCTAATTCTTGTGGTAGACCTACAATATTAGCATCCCACTTAGGAGATACATAAAATCCTGACTCTGTAATAGTGTTTAGATTTATATTATTAATTTCTTTAAAGGTTATTTTTGTTTTTTCCTCTTTAATTGTGTATAGATTTTCCACTATGGAAAATTTAATCAAAGTTATAGAAGTAGATACTTCTAATTTCACAATTGTTATAAATTATTTAGTAGACACTAACTTAATTGTTAGTGGATATCTACTAGTAAAATCAAATTTTAGAGTTGGAACTAATGGTTTTATACATAATTTAGGAAATAATCTAAGTTTAAATGGCTCTTTCTTAACATATACTATAGGGCTGGATGGAGGAAAATATTTCTATCAACCACATAAAATTTCAATAAAAAATGGAAATATAGTTTCAAATGTAGCTGACTTTAATATTTTTACAACCAAAGTTTTCTATAATTAATTAAGCTTTTTTAAAAGCTAGGATTTTAACTATTCCGTCACCAGATGCTTGTCCTTCCAATATTTTAAGTTTTACAAAGGTGTTAGAACATTAAAAGTTCAAACAAATTTTAAAAAAATATTAAGTGTATCTGTAACTGGCTATATTACAGAAAGACAAACAGATTCAAATTTAATGTTGCAATCAGTTCATAGTTCATATAACTACATAATTCTTAATAAAGAAATTAAAGTTTATGCTGCTAGTGGACAAACTATTGAAGTTACTATAATAGGAACTATTTAAAGATTTTAATTCCTTAAGAGTATAAAGAAATCAACTTTGCAAATACCATTTTGGGTATTTCCACTAGTTGCTTCTAGAGTAGAAAACTCTAAATTATCTCCACTATGTATAACTGCAACAGAACAATTATCTTTTTTAGCAGTAGCAAGAACTATTGAATTTTTAAAACTAAATCCATCTGCTATTAATACTTTTGATGCACTAATTCCAGTTGTTTCTAAAGAACCTATAACAATTTTTCTATTAAAAATTGTTAAAACATCATAATCAGTTTTATATTCAATTTTATACAGATTTTCCATTATTTTAAGAATTGTATAATAAATCTATCAAAATTATGAGGTTTAGATATGCAATTAATGATTTTAGAAAATCTAAAAAAAGAAAATGTGGAAATTTATTTGGAGTATTTAAATAGTTGTAAAAGTAGTAATTGGGAGACTTGGGAAACAACTTATAAAACATATTGCAATAATTTTAAGTTATTCCTGGTATGGTTTCAAAAAAACTACAAAAATAGATTTTTACTAAGTAAAGATACACTTTTAGAAATGCCAGGAATAATAGAAAGTTATAGAAATTATTGTAGAAGTTTAGGAAATAGTAAAAGAACACTAATGAATAAAACTACTTCAATAAGTACATTTTATGCTTGGTGTGTCAGAAGAAATAAAATCAAGTATCATCCATTTGATAGCAAATTAGATAGACTTAGATTTACAGAAAAAGATAAAGTTAGAAGTAGTTATTTCTTAACAACAGAACAAATTTTAACTGTAAGACTCTACATGCAAGTAGAATCTAAAAAATATGATTTACAAGATAGGATACTTTGGGAACTATTTTTAGATAGTGCATGCAGAATATCAGCAATTCAAAGTTTAAAATTAAATCAATTAGATTTAGAAAATGGTTATTTTACAGATGTTAAAGAAAAAGAAGGTTATATAGTAAACGCTTTCTTTTTTAACAAATGTAAGGAACTAATAAAAGAATGGATTAAATATAGAGAAGAAAAGGAAATAAAAAGTGAATGGTTCTTTATTACAAAATACAAAAAAGAGTATAGGCAAATGACACAAGGAGCAATTAGAGGTAGGATAAAGAAACTAGGTAGAATTTTAGGAATTGAGGATCTATATCCTCATACGCTTAGAAAAACAGCTATAAATTTAATAAACAATTTAGCAGGATTAGGACTTGCATCTAGTTATGCAAATCATAGTAGTAGTGGAGTTACAAGCAAACATTATATACAAAAAACAAGTGCTGCAGAAATAAGAAATACTCTTATTGTAGCAAGGAAAAAATTAGGTATTTTTTAGTAAAAAAGTATAGAGATTTTCAAATTTATTCAAATTTTTATGATTAAAAATGTATTTTTGAGAGCTTTTTATATAAAATTCTTAGATTTTATATTTAAGAAAAATTATAAAAATATGCTCAAAACTACAAAATTAAACCTTAAATTCTTTATAAATTTGAAAATCTATTCAAAATGGAAAGGAGAAAATTATGTTCTACATATATACAAAAGAGAAAAGAGCAAAAATTAAATTTACAGTTAATTTAACTGCAGAAGAGGTAAAACAGTTCATGAATAATAACTTGTTCTTAGATTATCCAGAGCTAAATCAAGATGATTATGTCATAGTTGAAAGAACTGAAAGTTTTAAATACCCAACTTATGATGCTGCAACTAACAGCATAAGAGAAATGTCTAGAAATGAACTTATAGAAGAAGGAATAGAAATCCAATTAGAACCTGGAGAAATAATAAGAGATAAAAAACTTATAAAAGTTCCAAAACCTGAAAAAAATGAAAAATATTTAATTTGGGATAAAGAAAAAGGTATATGGGAATATGACTCAAAAAAAGAGAAAGAAGATTATTTTCAACTAGTTGATACATTAAAAGCTGAA